ATCCGGCGTCAATGGGTCTACGCCGGAAGCAACGCACGGCAGCGTTCGCCTCCGCACCGATCGCGGTGCGTGCGGCAGCTGGTGGCTCCTCCCAGATCGGCGCGCTCTACTCCTACTCGGTCGGGGCGGGCGTGGAGCGCGCCTTGGGAGTCCCAACGATCTCCAGGGCGCGTGATCTCATCGCCGCCATGATCGGCTCGCTCGACCTCAAGCAGTACACGTTGCAGTGGACCGGTGAGGACTACGAAGAGATCCACATCCCTGGCGAATCGTGGATGACTCGACCCGACCCGCGCACCACGCGGAACTTCATCATGGCGAACACCGTGTCGGACCTTTTCTTCTACGGTCGAGCGTTCTGGCACATCCGAACCCGCTACAGCAACGGTTTTCCTGCGTCGTTTGAATGGCTGCCGGCAGGCTCGACCACCACCACCGACCAGGCCGGCCCGCAATGGTTCGGCCCGTCGAACGAGGTGTACTTCAACGGCATTCAAGTGCCCACCGCCGACCTCGTTCAGTTCCTCTCCCCCATTAACGGTCTGCTGTATTACGGCGCTCGGGCTATCGACATCGCTATCCGGTTGGACACCGCAGCGAAGCGGTTTGCGTCGAACGAGATCGCCGCCGGCTACTTGCAGCAGACCGACAACAGTGAACCTATGACCGGCGAAGAGTTGTCGGCGTTGGCGCAGGCGTGGGCCACGTCGAGGTCGTCGAACGCGATCGGTGCGCTGAACAACTACGTCCGCTATGTGCAGTTCGATACTGACCCGTCGAAGTTGCAGTTGACCGAAGGCCGTGAGCACGCCGCCCTGGAACTTGCGCGTATGGCGAACATTCCGCCGTACATGGTTGGCATCGCCACCGGCGGCATGACTTACATGAACGCCCAACAAGCTCGCCAGGACCTGTTCTTGTTCGGTGCGAAGCCGTTCATCTCATGCATCGAGGAAACGCTGTCGCTTGACAACGTGATACCCCGTGGCCGGCACGTTCGTTTCGATGTCGAGAAGTACCTGACCGAGTTCACCGCCACCGAAGTCGAGGTCGCCCCAATGGAGGCTCCTGTTTGATGTTGAAACTGACCGCACCCGTCACGTTGACCGCCGAAGCCGGCGAAGCCGCACCGCAGCGCACCATCTCCGGTGTCGCTGTCCCGTGGAATGTCGACGCTGTCGTGTCGGATGGCACCGCTGTCCGGTTCGCTGCCGACAGCCTCCCGACCGACGGCCCGGCCCCCAAGTTGATCGAATCGCACGACCTCACCCAGATCCGAGGTCTGGTGGTTGATCGTCGCTCCACTGAAACCGGTATGGAGTTCACCGCCAAGATCGCAGCAACACGCGCCGGAGACGACGCGCTCGAGCTGCTCAAGATGGGCGCAATCGACAGCGTGTCGGTAGGCGTCAACCCGACCAAGTGGTCATACGCCGAGGACGGCGTCATGGTCATCGAAGCCGGCGACTGGATGGAGTTGTCGTTGGTCGCTGTGCCGGCGTTCGCCGGCGCACAGATCACCCAGGTCGCCGCAACCATCCCCAACACGGTCCCGAAGGAGGACACCCCCATGGCAGATGCCACCCCCACCGTCGAGGCCGCAGCCCCGGCAGAAATCCCCACCACTCCGATCTACGCCCAGGCGAAGAAGTTGCTGCGGCTCCCGAGCCCCGGTGAATACATCTTCGCGATGAAGCGCGGCGGCGCAGACTTCGCCCAGCTGAACGCCAACATCGCCGCCGACATTCAGGCCGCCCAGGGCGACGTCCTCGTGTCGGACGCCGCCGGTGTGGTGCCGGTGCCGATCGTGCGTCCGGTGTACGACAACATCAACCCGCTGCGCCCCATCGTGTCGGCGCTCGGTGCTCGTTCCATGCCCGATGCCGGTGCGACATTCATCCGCCCTTACGTCAAGGTGCACAGCGCCGTGGGTCAGCAGTCCACCGAGCTGACCAACCTGACGAACGCCGACTTCGAGGTCGACGACATCGTCGTCACGAAGAAGACGTTCGGCGGTCGCCTGTACCTGTCCGAGCAGGTCATCGACTGGTCTGCCCCGTCGATGCTTGACCAAGCGATCGTGGACATGGCCGGCCAGTACGCGTTGGCGACCGAGAAGGAAGTCGTCGACACGATGGTTGCCGCAATCACCAACACGCAGGAAGTCGTCATCAGCGACTTCACCGACGAAGTCGAGTTCATCACCGACCTGTACACCGCCGCGGCGTCAATGGCATCGACCGGCAACTACCTGCCGAACGCTTTGGTGGTCGGAACGACCCGGTGGGCATCGCTCGGCGCTTTGGTCGACGGTCAGGGTCGCCCCGTGTTCCCGCAGGCGTCACCGATGAACAGCGTCGGCACACTGTCGGGTGTCGTCGGCTGGAATGGCAACCCGTTGGGGTTGCAGCTGGTCGTCTCAAACCAAGTCGGTACCCAGCAGGTCGGCGCAGCATCCGGCGGCGGCTACACCGCCAAGACCGCATCGGAGTACTACTGGCTCATCAACACGCGCGGCATCGAGTGCTACGAGAGCTACAAGGGCTTTTTGCGTGACGAGAACGTGTCGCAGCTGGGCGTCAACATCAGTGTCCGCGGGTACTTCGCCGCCGTCGTGGTCGACGTGAACATGATCCGCATCTTGGGCCCGAACGCAACCTTCTCCTGACCCTCACCCCGGCTTCGAGGTCCACCATGTCGTACAGAATCATCACAGCGTCAGGCGGCTCGAACACCGCGACGTTGATTCTTGACGCCGTGGTGGGCCTGGAAGTCAACGAACAGGTCAGGGTGTACGGCACCGGCAACAACAAGATCGACGGCAAACACACCATCGCCACGATCACAACTGCCACCAAGACGATCACGTACTCGTCGAACAGCATCGGCACCGTGGCACCGTTCAACCCGGCGAACGCCGGTTTGGTGCCGTTGATCACCTGGGCGACCTCGGGCGACGTCGAAGTGTTTCTTGGTATCGCCACCGCAACAGCGAACGACGCCGACTACCTGACAATGTGTGTCGAAGCTTCCAACGAATTCTGTTGGAGGCGACGCAAGTCCGCCGGCTACGTGGATTCGACAGCCATCCTGCCGAACCCGGCGGTGCGTCAAGCCGCAATCTTGTACGCCGCCGGCCTGTACAGGGAACGTGGTTCGGTGGATTCGTTCCAGTCGTACGACTCGATGAACATGCCGCTACCCACCATGTCGATGGGGCGCGTGTTACAGCTGCTCGGCGTCGGCAGACCCCAGGTCGGCTGACATGCCCACCACCTCCGCCGGCATCTTCCGAGACTCAATCGCCGCCGTGTCGACCGTGCTTACCGGTTTGGGCCTGGTCCCCGTCACCGACCCGAGAAACGCACGACCCTTGACTGTGTTCCTCGAGCTGCCCACATGGAACACGTTCGCCAAACATGTGGCCGACGTGACCATGCGTCTCCGCATCTTGGGCGCTCCCCCAGGCAACCAAGACGTAGCCAACTACCTGCTCACCACCGCCTGGACGATCATGAACTCGTCGCTTGCCGTGGTGTCGGGGAACCCGTCGACAGCGATCGTCGGCAGCCAAGAAATGCCCGCCTATGACCTTGTGATCCGTCTCGCCTCCACCTATGAGGCACCACCCCCAGCCCCCTAAGGAGGCGCACCATGGCAACCACCACCCAACTCACCAACCCGATCGTCACGATCGCAACCCTCGACTTCAGCGACCAGTGCACGTCGGCGACGATCACCGTCGGTTACGACAGCCTGGAAACCACCGCTTTCGGTTCCAACGGTCGCACCTACACCAAGGGCCTAGAGGCCGTCGAGGTCACCCTGACCATGTTCTTGAGCTACGGCACGTCCGAGGTTGAGTCCACCCTGTTCGGCGAACTGGGCGACGGCACGACCACGATCAAGATCAAAGCGGCCACCGGTGCCGAAGGCGCATCGAACCCCGAGTACACGATCACCAACGCCATGCTCGCCAGCTTTACGCCGATCAACGGCGGCGTGGGCGAACTCGGCACCGTGGACGTGACGTTCACCGGCGGCACGTTCGCACGCGACATCACCCCGCCCGCCCCCTGAGCAGAAAGGCCCCGACATGCTCAAACTTCAGATGCTTGTCGACGTTGGCGAAGGCCCCGTCGAGGTGACCACCAACCTCTACAGCGAGGTTGCGTGGGAAAGAAAGTTCAAGATCAAAGCGTTCGACATCCAATCCGGCAAGGCGTCGCTCGGCATCGAAGACCTCGCCTTTCTGGCATGGGAAACGATGAAGTCACAGAAGATCGTTGTGCCGGCCATGTTCGACGACTTCCTCAAGCGTGTGGTCGACATCCAAACCATCGGTGGTGATGAAGCCCGCCCTACCGAAAAGGCCAATCCAGACGGTTCCTAGCCGAGCTGCTGGTATCGGTCGGGTGGTGGCCTCCCGACATCGAGTTCGACATCGACGACCTGGCCACCGTGGCCCAGGTGATGAAGGAGCAACGTGACAGGCGTTGAAACCAGAATCGAAGTGAACGGTCTGGCCGAAGCGTTGCGGACGTTGCAGAAAGTCGACCCCGAGCTGCGGAAGGAAACGATCAAAGGCATGAAAGCCGCAGCCACCCCATTGGAGGCGGCAGCCCGATCGTTGGTGCCGAACCAGTCACCTCTCCGTAACTGGGGCACCTGGCGCGGCGGTTGGGACTACGGCGCTGTCACCAAAGGCATCAAGGTGGCGTTCCGAGGCGGCAAAGTCCGCGGCTACGCCGGCGATGTGTTCCCTCTGTTGACGTTGCGTCAGGTCAACGCTGCCGGCGTCATCCTCGACGCTGCCGGCAGAT